TTTTAATACTGCGACAGCAGATGTCGAATATTTGGAAGCTACTGTTGGTCTTAGATTCGAGCTGTTTACAATAAACGCGCTTTAATTTACTAATTAGCCATTATAGCGTATAATATGATGGAGTACTCTCCATCTATGGATATATTATGAAACTTGAAGAAATCTTTGAAATGTGGGCTAAAGACAGCGACATCGATCGTACCGAACTTGGTAAGGAATCGCTAAAAATCGCAAAACTCCACTACAACTATTATCGCATCTTCTCTAACGAGCGTCTGTTGCTCAAGAAGATGGAAACCGAACACAAGCAACTTTACAAAGATAAAGCTGAATGGTTCAACGGAATCATGGAACCTGACCGTCTAAAAGAACTTGGTTGGGAACCTAACTATCTAAAGATTATGAAGTCGGAACTACCGATGCATATTGACTCAGACTCAGACATAATCAAAAGCACACTACGAATCGCCGTTCAACAAGAGAAAGTTGACGTGCTAGAGTCAATCATCAAATCACTAAATGGTCGTGGCTATAATATCAAGTCAGCTATTGACTGGGAAAAGTTTAAGACAGGCATGTAATGAATAAGATTGCGCTCGAACCAATCGACGAAGCGTTCATTCGATTCAACTGCGAAGCATGGCTTGCGCAGGAATTGTCAGACCACTTTACGTTCATGGTTCCAGGTGCTCAGTTTATGCCAGCTGTTCGTAATAAAATGTGGGATGGAAAAATACGTTTAGCCAACCTAATGACTAAGTCAATATACAAAGGGTTGATTCCTTATATCGTAAAGTTCGCACAAGATCGTGACTACGAAATAGAAATACATAAAGACCTACACGTAACAAGCGACGAAACCGACGAGGACTTTGATAAGTTTATCTCTTCGCTAAAGCTACCGTTTAATCCACGCCAGTATCAGGTGGACGCTTTTATGCACGCAGTAAGAAACCATAGAGGCATGATGCTTTCGCCTACTGCTTCTGGCAAGTCGCTCATCATCTATATGGTAAGCAGGTGGTTCAAGAAACAGCGTAAACTAATCATCGTTCCTACTACTTCGCTTGTCTATCAGATGCAATCTGACTTCGTTGGCTACGGTCACGAAGAAAAAGACATACACATTATTATGTCAGGTAAAGAGAAACTTTCAACTGCGCCAGTAGTCATAACTACATGGCAGTCAATTTACAAACTACCAAAGAGTTGGTTTGATGATTTTGATGTAGTAATAGGTGACGAAGCGCATTTGTTCAAAGCCAAGTCACTTGCTTCAATTATGGAGAAGCTAAACAATTGTAAGTATCGGTTTGGATTTACTGGTACGCTAGATGGTACACAGACTCACAAGCTAGTTCTTGAAGGTTTGTTTGGCGCAGTAAAGAAAGTGACAACGACTGCAAAATTAATCGAAGATAATCATCTCTCAGCGTTCAAGATTAAGTGTCTGGTTTTGAAACATTCAGATGCTGAAAAGAAACTGATGGCAAGAAAGACTTATCAAGAAGAGATGGATTATCTGGTTCGTCATGATGGACGTAACAAGTTTATTAGTAAACTAACTCTCTCGCTCGAGGGTAACACGCTGGTACTATTTCAATACGTTGATAAACATGGTAAAGATTTATACCAGCAGATAAAAGACAAAGCCCATGACAAGCGTCATGTATTCTTCGTACATGGTGGCGTAGACGGCGAGGATCGTGAAGCTATTCGTCAGATCGTTGAGAAAGAAAAAGACGCTATCATTATCGCGTCGTATGGTACGTTCTCAACAGGGGTGAATATTCGTAACCTACATAATATAGTATTCTCTTCTCCTACTAAGTCGATGATTCGTACTTTGCAATCTATCGGTCGCGGACTACGACTTGGTGATGATAAAGAGGAAGCAGTTCTCTATGACATCTCAGATGACTTGAGAACTAAGAGTTGGACCAACCACACGATGAACCACTTCGCCGAGCGTATTAAGATTTACACCGACGAACAATTCCAATATAAGATTTACCCAATCGAGATTTAATTATGAAAAATGTATTTATATTAATGAAGCTAAGTGACTCCGACAATTTTATTGTCGGTGAATTAAAGAATGAAACCGAAGGAGAAATCATTATAGGTTATCCAATCAGCATTCGCCTTGCTCCAAACGCAATGGGAACCACTTCTGTTTCAACAACAAAGATGATGCCATTCAGTAAGAATAATTTGGTTGCTATTATGAAGCCGAAGATCGTCGCGATGAGCAAACCGAACGAAAAGATTATCAGTTATTATATTAACTTCGTAGAGAAATATGGTAAGGTTTACGATGAGCTTCTTGAAGATGATATCCTTGGAATCAAAGCAAAAGAGGGGGAGCTTCCAGACGAACTGGATGATGAAATCGAAGATAACGTCGTGACGTTTAAGCTACCAACTTCTAATAACTCTATACATTAGTATTAACGGGAGTACACCTAATATTATACTGTTAAAGTGGTAATTGGTAAAGTAATTTTACTAATGGCGCTAAAAGTAGTATAATGGTAGCATATTAAAAGGAATTAAATGAAACAGCCAGCCCCACCCAAGTCAAATCACTATGTAAGCAACCTCGAGTTCTATGCAGCGATGAAGGACTACAAACAAGCGTGTTTAGATGCAGCCGAACAAGGACTACCGAAACCACAGATACCAAAGTATATTGGCGAGTGTCTTTATAAGATCGCGAACAAGCTATCATATAGACCCAACTTTATCAACTACTCGTATCGCGATGAGATGATTGCTGATGGTCTAGAAAACTGCATCACTTATTTCGATAACTTCAATCCTGATAAATCCAACAATCCATTCTCTTACTTTACTCAGATTATCTACTATGCATTCCTGCGTAGAATCCAAAAAGAAAAGAAACAAGTCTACGTCAAGCATAAAGTTTATCATCAACAGATGGTAGATGGCGCAATGCATCACCTACAAGAATCTAACGCTGGTGAAGATTTTGACGTAGCAGTAATGGAAGACACCGATTATATTAATGATTTCGTGAAGAACTTCGAGGACAAGATCGAAGAGAAAAAGAAAGCCAAGGTCGCAAAGACCAAAAAGACTATTGACACGATTCTCACCGAATCTTTTACAAATGACCCTGAATAGGGTATAATATCTTATAATGAAAATTGCTATTTTAACTGACCAACACTTCGGTGTTCGCAATGACAACGTCGCCTTTTATGATTACCAAGCGAAATTCTATCGCGAGGTAGTTTTGCCATACATAGACGCCAACGATATTAAAGTCGTCTGGGATGGCGGTGACACTTTCGACCGTCGTAAGTATATCAACTTCCACTCACTTAAAGCTGCCAAGGATATGTGGTTCGACGAATTGCGTACACGCAACGTTCAGCTTTATACTATCGTGGGTAATCACACTGCATATTATAAGAACACCAACGAAGTCAACACGATGGAGTTGCTGTTCGCTGACTATGAAAATATGCATATCGTATCCGAAGCCAAGACGCTTAACTTTGATGGACTTGACGTAGCATTCCTACCATGGATCTGCTCTGGTAATTATCATTCGTCTATGGATTTCATCAACGATACTCCCGCTCAAGTCCTAATCGGTCACCTAGAGTTGGCTGGTTTCGAAATGTACAAGGGTGTTGTTGGCAACGACCATGGCTTCGACTCGAAACTATTTGATAAGTTTGACGTTGTAATGTCAGGTCACTTCCATCACAAATCCACCAAAGGTAATATCAACTATCTTGGTGCACCATATGAAATGACTTGGTCGGATTATAACGATCCGCGTGGCTTTCATATATTTGATACAGAGTCGCGCGAGCTGACGTTCATACAAAATCCATTTCCTATGTTTCACAAAGTCCTGTATGACGACGTGAATAAAACTATGGAAGAAGTCATCGAACAAGACTTCAGTGGCTTTAGTAATTCGTTTGTAAAGCTGATTGTTCGCAACAAGACAAACCCTTACTGGTTTGATATCGTCGTTGACAAGATTGAAAAAACTGGTGTTCTTGACCTACAAATCGTAGAAGACCATCTCAACCTCGACCTAGAAGATGACGCTGACATTGTTGACGAAGCCGAAGACACGCTAACTATTATGCGTAAGTTCGTCGCCCAGTATCTACCTGAAACTGAACAAACTATGGCTAAAGACCTTAACAATTTGCTGACTGAATTATATCAAGAAGCACTTAGCGCGGAGCGTGAAGCATGATAAACTTCCGTGTGGTAAGATGGAAGAATTTTCTATCAACTGGCAACGTGTTTACCGAAGTCAAGCTGGATAAATCCAAGTCCACGCTGATTGTCGGTCAGAATGGTGCAGGTAAATCTACCATCCTTGA